TGGCAAGGTAAATGATCTCAATAAGATGGTACGTTACTATTGTGCTAAGACCAATGAGATTGTAGATGAACAGAAAGAAGAAACAGTTCCCGGCAAGCTGTACAAAATCAAAAGTCCTCACTCTGAAAAGACAGGACCAGTACAGTCATCTTGTGAATCAACAAGCAATCTGCAGGTACTATTCAACCGACCATTTACAGTAGAAAAGTGGGAAGATTACAACATTGATTATGACTACTATATCAATCAAACTTATAACATCCTTGGTAAGATTTTACCGGGTACTGTAAAGGATATAAGGCAAAAAGATATTGGTCAAATGTCTTTGTTTTAAGCACTATTTATCGTAAATTTATAAGCTCGTTTTATGTCAGTTACATTACAGCAATTCAAGAACATCAAGGCCTTTTTAGAGGCTAATCCTGATGGTGGTTACGAGGAGTGGCATGAGCAATACAGGCCAGTGAGAGAGAAGAAGAACATACAATATCCTGAAGAGTTTGAACAGTGGTGGTGCACATTCCCGGCAAGCATGAACTTTATGTTCAAGGGTAGAAAGTTTACCGGTACCCGGGCACTTAGAGATGACAAGTTTAAAACCTTTGAAGCTTACAATAAAGCAAAGAAGGAGACAAACTTTACAGACGAAGAAATGCTCTACTGTTTAAAGGTAGAGGTTGAGACAAGGAAGATGAGGAGTTGGGAACACACAAATCCGAAGTACAATGATTTCCAGTACATGAAAGCAACAGTTGCTTATCTTAATGGTTGTAGGTTTGCTTACTGGAAGGATGAAGAGTTAAAGGAACTTTCCGATGATACGGAATCAAACAGTGCATAATGAGTTTATCAGAGCAATTACATAAGGAGATCGAGAACGGTAGAAACGGTAAAGCCGGTATCATACCTGTGCTTTATGACAGGATAGGTGATTACATTGATATTGCTAAGAATACCAGTTATGTAATTGGTGGTGAGACAGGTTGCTTTACCGGAGAACAGTTGGTTCATACAGAACAGGGGGTAATGCCTATTTCCGAGATAAAAGTAGGAGATAAGGTATTGTCTTATAATCTGAAGACCAAGGTTAATGAGTATAAAACTGTTACCAATACCATAACTCATAAGACTCATGTTGACAAACTACTCAGGATAAAAATGAAAGACGGAACAGTTATAAACGTAACTGAAAATCATGAATTTTTTACCGGGGAAAAGTTTGTGAAAATCAAAGATTTATTACTATCTTTGCAACATGAAGCAATGGAAAAAGATACCGGGATACAGTAGTTATGAAGTTAGTACAGATGGTGAAATAAAGACCTACAACTGGAAAAATACAGGACAGGAAAGGATAATGAAACCTGCTTTAGATGGTTCAGGTTATCTCCGAACAATGTTAAAAAATGATCAGGGGATAATTGAAACTGTAAAAGTCCACAGGATAGTAGCAAAAACATTTCTTCCTAATCCTGAAAACAAGCCACAGGTGAATCATATTAACCATATCCGTACAGACAATCGGCTTATTAACTTGGAGTGGTGTACAGCAAGTGAGAATCAGAAATGGTCATTTACTTGTAAAAGAAGAAACATTACAGGTGAAAGAAATCCTCACACTAATTTAAAAGATGAAGATGTGATAGAGATGAGAAGATTGTGGAAGCATGGAAGAAAGAACAAGTATGATGAGAATGGTCAATTGTGTATGACAAGAAAGGAACTTGCTGACAAGTTTGGAACTACAGTTGATGTTGTTAAAAATATAATACAAAAAAGAACATGGAAGCATCTGTTATAAATCTTCAGGATATTGTTTCATTTGAGGAGATTCCTTACGAAACAACATATGACATATCGGTAGAAGATAATAACAACTTCTATCTGGCAACACAAAAAGATCCAATACTGGTACATAACTCAGGTAAATCAACTCTTGCTCAGGATATGTTTATGATCCGGCCTATAGAGTGGTATCTGAAGAACAAGGATGAGAATATCAAGTTGAGTATCATTCTGTTTGGTATGGAGCGTAAGATGTACCAGTATAGTGCACGATGGTTGGCTCGTAAGATATTTACTGAGCAGGGTATTGAGATACCACCAAAGAAGATACTGAGCCGGCAGAAGAATTTCAAGATGGATGATCAGGAGTATCTTGTTGTACAGAAACACTACGATATACTCAATGAGTGGGAAAAAGATGATCTCTTGATTGCATGGGAAGGTAGTAAGAACCCATCGGGTATCAGTGCTTACCTTGAGGCATTTGCAAGAAAGAACGGTACAATCGTTGATAAGGATAAGACAGACAAGAGTATGGAGAATATCCTTGCTGATCGTACTTACATACCAAATCATCCTAATCACATAGTACTGGTTATTGTTGACCACATTGGTATCTTGAAGCCGGAGAAGGATCTTGAGAAGTCTAAGGGGCAGATTGATAAGTTCAGTAGTGTAATGAGACAAGCTCGTGACGTATACGGTTTCTCACCGGTTATCATTCAGCAGTTGAATCGTAGCCTGGCTGATGTATCAAGGCTGAAGCTCGGTGACTTGGCCCCAAAGCTGAGTGACTTTGCTGACTCGTCTCAGACACAGCACGATGCTGACGTTGTTCTGGCATTGTTCGAACCATACCGGCATATCGTAGGTGATTTGGATGGACATAAGGAGAATGGTTACACACTGAAAGGTTTCAGAGATGAGTATTTCAAAACCTTCTACAGATCCTTACACATCCTGAAAAACTCCTTTGGTACTAACGGTGTACAGTTTCCTATGGCATTACAGCCGGAGTATGGAATATTCAAAACTTTGCCGAAGAAGAAAGATAGTACAGATGCTATATACCAGGAAGTTACTACTGGTCAATTTTTTCTTGAAGATTAAAAACTAAAACATGAGTCAAACAGAAACCCATATTGGGAAACTTTACAGAATTGAGTGTACCTCACAGGAAGAGAAAGCAACAGAGTTGATGGCATCTAAAGGTGAAAGACCTTCTTACTACAAAACAAATTTGGAGTGGTTGCTGGGTGAATATGAGGCCTATGTAAGTACACCAACAGGATTGTGGGGTATAATAGAGCACAAGGAGCTGGATGGAGACGATGACATAAACAGTATGAAAGAAAATGAAGACGGTACAATAAGCTTTGTAACAAGATTCTACAATGGTGGAACACATCTTACAGAAATGCTTAAGGATGGTCTCAAGGAGCTGAATAAGTAATCAAAAACCAATTATATGAGTGAAGAAAAAAGTACAGGTATTGTATTACCGAAGACTGTATCCAAACCAAAAACATCGAATCCAAGAACAATGGTTCTTTATGGCAAGCCGAAAGTAGGTAAAACTACAGCAGCAGCTAAGTTGCCGAACTGTCTTCTTATAGATGTCGAGAGGGGTAGTGATTTTGTAGAGGGTATGATAGTAACACCTGTAAAGAACACACCGGTTGCGAAGTTTATGTGGCTGAGAGAGCTTGCAGCAAAAATACGTGAAGAAGGTCATCCTTATGACTACGTAGTTATTGACACACTTTCTCAGCTTGATATGGATGCAGAATGGGTAGGTACATGGAACTACATGAACTCTGTTATAGGTAAGAAGTTCAACAGGGATCAGAATGGTAACATGCTGAAGCCAAGTGATCCTAACTATGAGAGTGTTGTTACACTTCCTAACGGTGCCGGCTACAGATATACCAGGGATGCAATCATGGGTATCTATGATGAGTTGAAGGATCTTGGTAAAATATGTACCATCTTTATTTGCCACGTAGCAGATAAAATGGTTGGTGAGAAGAATGGTGAGCTTGTGATGGTAAAAGATCTTGCACTGGTTGGCAAGACAAGGGATATTATCCCACGTTTATGTGATGCAATAGGCAATGTGTGGAATGAGGATGGCAAGATGATGGTTTCGTTTGTAGGTAACAGTGAGAAGATTGGTGGTATCAGATCACCGCACCTTCTTGGTTACAAAGGTGAGCTTGATTGGAATAAGATCTTTGTAAAAGATTAGTAGAATTAAAAAGAAAGAAGTATTTATTAATTGAGTATTAAAAACAAGAAAAATGAGCGTTCAAAAGAGAGAACCATTTCAGAAAAAAATGTACACCGGCTTCTTTTCAGGTCGTGTTATTGCTGTAAATCCTACAAAGGAAGAACTTAGTGAGATTTTAGGATTTGAACCAAAGGAAGAACCTGTTTATATCGAAACAAACAAGTTCAATAACAAAGAGCAGGCATTGATAACTTTTTGGATGGAGGTAGATCATCCGGAAAAGTTAAAAATCAGCCATACTTTCTATCTCATAAACGAGGTAGCAGTAGGTAGAAATTCTGGCAAAACTCAGTTTGTAAATCAGTCAGGTTCGTATTCATGGGTTTTCCAGAAAGAAGATCTTGTGTCTTGGTTCAGGAACTTTGAAGATAAGAATGGTGAAATTATTGATGAATGTGAAGTAAGACCTGCTATCCAGGGTGAAGCAGACCTGTATAACTTCCTTCGTTCATGGTACGGCCAGGCAAACTTCAAATCAAAGAATACCAACATCCTTATAGATGTAAACAAACTGTTCCTGGATCCTGTGAAGTATGCAAAGTCTGAATATGGTACACGTATAGAACTTGAGAAACAATATCTTGCAGAAACTGATCCGGATGTACGTGAAGATCTTAATAAGAAAATAATCACTACAAACGTAACAGGCTTGGCTACTGTACGCATTTCTGAAAAAGAAGGTTCGATAAATTATTACCAGCATATTTACAAGGAGTTTATTCAGAATTACCTGGTTAAGAAACTTCGTCTTGCAGTGATGAACAATCTTTGGGATCCGAAAAATGGTGCAGACAAAGCTCTTGCTAAGTTTTATGACGGCCTTGTAAACAAAAACGGTACAAAGGATGCGTATAAAATACAGATGCTGGCACCTTTCAAAGAAGAAGATCATCCACAGACAAGTAACGAGACAATAATCAATAGTGAATCTAATTCAGGAGTAGACTACTAAAGAATAGAAGATGATAAACCTTAGGTTAATAGATGACTACGTAATAAATGTTATTACGGACGAGATAGTATTTTACCGTAACGATGTAGACCCTGAAGTTGTTGAGAATTGTCTCAACATCTTCAACCGTCTGCAGTCAACAGAAGAAGTGGATGAGTATTTACTCAATGAAGAGAAAGTAAACAGTGACGAGAGAGAATTTATAATTGAAGCATTAGCAAGTTTAATAAAAACAGAAACAGAAACAGACATGAATCCAGAAACAGTACATCAGGTACCGGGAACAGGTACAGCAGCAATTATGCCGGAAGTTACAACAACACAAGCACCGGAACCATTAGTAGTACAGGATCCAACTGCAGGAACAGCAGCTCCTGAGAGGCAGAAAAGGCAGTGGACAAGAAGAAATACAGATGGGCCGGCAAAGCTTACACAGAGCACTTCTGAGTTCATCAAAGTAATGGAAGAGAAGATTGAGATGGTAAAGATCCTGGATCAGGTATCTATGCCGGAGCTCCCGGGCGGTATGACTAAGACAAACCGTGATATCATGGTGGAGTTCCAGAAGGAACAAGCTGCCCTGATAGCTAAGTTTATGGAGCGTATTCAAAAAGCATTATGCACATAACAAA